GCAACCAAGTCCTGCAACAACCCAAAGGGAATCCTTCGGGTATAGCCTGCACAACAGTTTTCTCTTGCATGATGTGTGACATCTTTTTGCGTCACAGCTGGTTGGTCCTCACTAAGGACGAACCTAGCTTCCACTCGATGCAGGCTTACGAACAACACGTTGGCCAGCGCATTTATGGGGATGACAACATCAACACTGTTTCTCCCGACGCTGCCAGGTTCTTCAACCTCAAGCGCGTGGTTCAGGCTATGCAAATGGCTGGGATTAGGTACACTGCCGCGGACAAGAAGACTGTCTACGAGTTGCGTCACCTATTGGAACTGGAATTCCTTAAGAACACCAGTCGCTTTGCTCCAGGCGAGAACCCTGGCATTGACTACTACCCTATACCGGAAAGGAACTCACTGCTGCGGTCCGCCAAATGGGTACGTAGGGATGAAGGTGACTTGGCTGTCGCCACTGTGGTTAATCTGAACAACGCGCTTGCTCGTGCTACAGGTATGTCCAAAGAGGACTTTAAGACCCTCCGTGACCAGATGAGCACGATGCTTCTGGCTAATGGTCTTCGCACGAACCTCTTGGATCATTCTAGCTTACTTCGCCGATTCATGTCCAATACTCTGGACGTGTTTTCTGATGCAGAGGTTCCTGGTTACTATGATCCCCGTCCTGTGGTTGTCAAGACCATGCCCACCAAGCATCACCGACTTACCGCGGAGATGCTTGATGCATTTGACGGGGCCGACCTGTCGAAAGATGTTTCCGGCCTGGAACCACAATGTGGTCCACGGCCTGAAGTGGTCGAGTTGGAAGCTCAAGGCTCACGTGCTTCCGACAATCCATTTACTGGCATGATTGCTGACCCCAGCCTCAATAAGGAGAAAGACAAGCGCACCGTAGAGATTGCTCCAACTGTGGCACGCGGTACTCTTTGTACCAAAGATACCGTCAACCACCTTTCCGATGTCATCGGCAGGCAGGGCACCATACGCACTGGGCCCCTCGCCGTTTCGCTGGCGGACTTGATCATTTCCGGAGCCAACGTTATCAATCAGACACCTTTTGGTTGGTTTGCATCTCTTTTCCGCGTTCACGCCGGTTCTGCAATTATGACTGTTGACTCCGTCTCTCGTGTTCGGGTGGCGGCTATCGTCGGTACAGTTGCCGAGATCGGAGGTAATCCTCTAGACTCTGAAGCTTTTGGGATGGGTCCCTTGACCTTTGTGCAAGACGGCCACGGTTTCGTACAAGCGAAACTTCCCTTCGTATCTTCGTATCGTGTACTCTTGGTTCCACGCAGCCAAGCAGAGAAGACCCTACACCGCTGCAATGCCGGGTCTTTCATTTACGAGGGTGATGCCAACGCCATCTACATGGGGGCTGGAGATGACTACCGGTTCGGAGCGCTCTGGTATACGCCTCGCATTTCTTTCACTGGCCCACTCCCAGCCGCCCGTGGAGTCCGTGAACTGCGTGCTCAGGGTCCAGAGGACGAGTCAGCCGAGAGCAAACCTATGGGTGTTGTCATAGAGTCTGAAGAAGTGCAGGCTTCCACCGGCCCGGTCATGTCAGCAGGTGACAATCCTGTCGATGGTGGTGGGCATTTTTACTCTTACGCTGATACTCTCGGGCGTCCCAACCTGATTGCGAACCTTCGTTGGGACACGACCCAACTCGCTGGCACCATCCTTGCGAGGTTTGACCTCCCATTTGAAGGTTTTACAAACAACTTGTCTCGACAGGCTGTGAGTTCATTCTCACTCCTCCGCGGGACAATGGAAGTCCAGGTGATGGTTCAAAGTCCCATTTTCCAGTCGGGTCTTTTGATCGCCTACTGGCTTCCTTTGACCGCGCCTGTTGAAGCTCTCTCACTGGCCGGTCGTCGTGTTCCACAGACCTTGACCAGACACGCATTCATCTTCGCAGGTGGATCACAGCTGGTCACTATGAATATTCCGTACGTTAACCCCCTTTCCCACTTGAGGACGGGGACCAACGACAGTCTGGGAACGCTGGTCATAGAAGTCTTCAACCCTTTGCTCATCGGACAGTACGCAACCCTTGAAGAGACCGTCGCTGAAGTTACAGTCTACTTCAGCATGCCTGAGAGCAAACTGAGCGTCCCCGACAGTACGGCGGCCTTCGCTGCTGCCCATCCGAAGATATCTTTGCAACAACAGCCCATCATGCCGTTGGAACAAGCTGTGCCCAGGCCACCTGCCGGGCGTCAACCTCGCA